ATCTCTTCATCTTTTTTATTCAACTCTTTTTCAAGTTTATTAATATGAACCCTACTTCCACTACAATCTACACAATATTTATTAGCTTCTTTAAGTCTTTCAATCTCTTCATCTTTTTCTTTCAATCCTTTTTCTATTTTTTCATGTTCTAATTTATACATTTTAATAGTATTCTCTAAAACTTCTTTCTCCATCACAACCTCTAAATAATCATCTACCCTTATAAAAAATTCACCGTTAACATTTACTTCTTTCATGTATTTTCCCTCCACATAAAAAGGGATCAAGCTATTAACCTGTCCCCTATTTAATTTTTATTGTTTTTAATCTTTTGTTCTTTCCCTTGAATCTAATATAACATTTAATTGATTATTAGTCAACAATTTCTATCCCAATTTGAGCAAAAGTAACATTTGTTATAGAATTAGAAGGTTTACTTTCCAATTCTGTAAATATTTCTTCTAACTTCTTTTCTATGATCGGAACAGTAATAACAGTTCCACCACTTTCTTGATATTGATATTGTCCACCATAATTATTTAATCCATTATCATTGTAAATTACATCTATCTTTACCTCATAAATACCGTAATCCCCTGTAGCTGTAATATTAAATTCTATCTTATTAGTATCGCTAATATCAGGTGCATAAGTAGCTAATAGTTTTTGTTTATATGTAGTTAAATCATTATTATAAACACCTTTATCCGAGCATCTTAATTCATTTTCACCACTATCCATTTTAGATTTATAGTATATATCTCCTTCTTGATAACCAACAATTACATCATTAGGAACTACAAAAATAAACTTTAAAACATCATCTTTCGTCACTCTTAATTCACTAGCAAATATTTGATCATATTGCAGTTGTGTAAATTCAACATCATTTAAATATGCTATATTTGGATTTTGGGTTGTCGAACCTGAAACCTTTCCTTCAAATGTCAACGTTTCTGTCACAATAGCCATTACACTTCTCTCCCTTTATTAAATTGATAACCTAAATAAATAATTGTTCCTGTAACCATACTACCAATGCAATAACTAGCTACACAATATAAAACTGTCACCCTCTCACCTCCACATATTCAACATAGAATTTCTCTTTGATTGTGTTTAGGTTTTCAGCACTTCTTACAGCTAATTCCCTTGTCTTATAACCACTAAAAATACTCATCTTTTCTTTATGTATTACAACCCACATTATTACATCCTCTTTTCTATTGTTTAGTTTTTATTTTACTTTAACAATTTCTTTGAACTTTAGTAGATAGTATAATTCAGACAAGTATAATCATCCTCCAAATTGTTTTAGTTTCCATGTTAACTCAAGTATTTGAATTCTCATTAATTCTATTTCAGCTAAAGCGTTACAATGATCTATCCACAATTTCTCATATTTGATTTTTTCTTTTAATAATTTTTCACTTTCATTTTCAATATCACCTCTTTTCTTTTTAAACAATCTCACACCTCCACAATACTATATTTAGGATTATTAAAATCTATCATAGCATTAACTAATTGTTCTTTCAACCTTTCTTTATCTTTATTAATCACGTAACCCATAAAACATTTATTCTCATACATTAAACCAACATTCCATTCTTCCCATTCACTTTTTCTCAATGAATTCGTTGTGCTTCTTAACGCTCCTTCTAAATAAGCATCCAAAGTATCATCATTCAGAAGGGAAAAATCAACATCGTTGATTAATCCCAAATGAGTATATATTGCATACATAATTCCTACTTTAATAGGTGTTTTAAATTGATACACATCTTTCTCAATCACTTTTCCAACCCCTTTTCCTTATCATGTTTTCCTTTCCATTCTTTTATTTTTTTAATTCCTTGTTTTTCAGCTTCCTTACCTATTTCATTCCAAATTAGTTTTTCTAGTTTTTCAATAGAATTCATCAAATCATCTCTTTTCTTTTTTAATTCAAACTAAACTTCCTAACCTTAAGTAACGTTCCACCCTTAACTTGACAAGGCATTAACTTACCTAATGGTTTACCCATAACATCTTTGTGTGTCTCGGGATTAATCTTTAACCCAATTTCAAATTCTTCGAAAGACACATAGTCCTTCAAATGGCCCTGCAACCCTGCACACTTCAAGTTTTTATCTAACGCTCTTTGATTTTCAGGTAGCGTTTCCCACTCTTCTTTTGAGCAATGTTTTAAACTTTCAACAACATCTCCCCATCTATCTTTCTTCGTTACCTTTTTCGCAAACAACATTTCACAATATGTTTTAGCTCGGTGGAATTTAGCGTATTTAAATTCTCCTTCTTTGTCCCACATTCCTAAATCATCAGGGTGAATTTTATGTAGTAATTCTTTTGGTGTTTCTACACCTTCCAAATGAATAGAATCAGTGTCACAATAAACAAATCTATCATAACATAACATAATTGTATTAACTAATTCTTCTCTTGCATAAGCAGTTACAAAACTGGCATAAGCTGTATAAATCGGGTCAGCTGGCGGTGGGTCTTCATCCTCTATTTTAAAACCTAAACTCTCATCATCTTCCCACAAGAAAGGTTCTACATTTAAACGTATTGTGTTCGTACCAAACTTACCATAAGGACTATTCAACATAAGTTTTGACAGTGATTTCAAAGCGTCATTCCCATCTTTACTAGCTTGAACTTTCACTTTCATCCACTTATCAATATGTTCTTTAAAAATACCCACTTTACCTTTAAACTTAAATCCTTCATGATATACTAAATCATCTAACCAATAATGTTTATTAATTTGTTCCCACTGAACATTTGTTACATACATGGTAACTATTTCCCCATAACTTGTTTTCTGAAACTCTCTACCGTTGAACTTTCTAACGTCATCAGCTTCATTATAATTAAACTCTACGTTTTGTTTCTTCAACTGAATCGTAGGCAACATATTATCTTTTAAGTAAAAAGAGAAACTTACTTTCTGTATATAAAGTGGATACTCATCATCTTCCGGATATTCACCTGAATATGAAAGTGGCATCCCATAAGGCAACAATTTATAATATTGAACATAAGGATACATTGAATTGATATCAAATACACAACCCTCACCAATCAATTCTCCTTCTCTTCCCGGCTTAACTTGAGTAACCCCACCAAAATATGATTTACGTATGAAACTATCCGTGTCATAATCTAGAACGGGAAATATATCTTTAAAACCTTTATCCCCACCAACTGTATTTTTAAATTCATTCAATGCATCAGAACCAATTGTTGTCTTTTTCAACCCACTTTGAAATACTTGATAATGAATAATTTTAGCTGTAATTTCAACATCTTTTTTAAGGTATTTAAAATCAGCTTCATTAATTGGTTCAAATGGCTCTCTTATAATATCATAATCCATATCATCTTTAAACACATCTAAACCAAAAGCAAAGGCACACGCTCTTAACCCCATAGGCACTTTTTTCAAAGAGTCCTTAATAGTAATAAAGTGTCTCCCACCTCTTTTACCTTCTACACAAATAATTAATTCGAACCACATTTTTTTTCCATCAATCAAACCAGTAAACTCACCTATAGCTGGATTTCTATCAAATGTAAATGTATAACCCCTTCTCAATAGTTCCACCGCAACAAATGAACCATCGAATTTTAAATTGTGAAACCAAATATTTTTACTACCATCCAAAGCCCAATCTACAAACTCTCGAATAGACTTACCAACAATAAAATTGTCTAGTTCCCCTTTAAAATTCATATCTTCTCTTATTTCAGTTCCACCCCAAGACCATACAAAAGCTTTATCACCATTTGTATGAGTTTTCCACGCTTCTCTTTTTCTCCACAATTCAGGGTTTTCTTCTTTTGTCTTTAACTCATCTTTTAACTTATCTTCGTGAAGCCACGCTTCTGTATTTGTTTCAAAATCACATGCATATGTTTTTATTTTTTTTCTTTCTCTTTTCTTCTTTTTAACCTTAGTAGTCATGTTCTCCTCCTACATTCCTTTTGTTTCTAAATTCATTTCATTCTTTAAGAAACAAATAGTCATCTAGAACTTTCCCACTAAGCTCTAACTTTCGTTAATCACTAAGTGGTCAAGCTTTTCAATACTTTTCAAGCAATTTATATTTATCTCTGTTTTTATCATATCTTTGTATGTCTGTTCGTATTGCTTCAATAACACCCGATAATTGGTCATCAGTGTCTTTTGATTGCCCCATATATTGGTCTGAATCATATTCATTAAAGTTCATACTAGAATCCATAAACATAAAGTAGAAATTATTAAATTCAGCATCACTCATTTTATTGAAATAAGCTAACACGTCATTTGCATCATCTCCAAATGATTGTAGCATTTTTTCCATTGCATTTTGTTTTAACTGACCTTCTCTTTGTTTATACCTTTGTGGGTCACTAACATGTCTTAAATTATATTCTCTAATTTTAACACGTTGATTATTATCTAAAACAGTAGGGTCAAACTTATCTCTAACAATAACAGTTCCCCCAGTTTTATCTTTACGAACATCTTTTATTTGTCTCCCTTTTTTATCAAAACGCGGAATACTTTCAAGATATTGTTGTCTTCTTATTTCCATGTCTCTTGCAACATTCGTCTGCAATGTCATTTCTTTTAACTGTTTTTCAGTAAACTTTACTTTATATTTATTTTGATACTCATCACCAACTTTTTCAAGTTTGCGTTTCATAACATTTACTTCTTTGTTTGCTTGGTTAATCTGTTTTACGCTGGCAACTGTATCACCAACTTTACGAATCTGCAAATCAGCTCTATAACGTAACTTATTCATACTTTCTTTCCAAGCGTTATATTCTTTACGTGTTTTAAATGACGTAATGCTTGTACGCAAATCAATATCGCCAGAAATATCAACATTATACTTTTTCTTTCTAGAACGAATCATATTTTTTGCATTCTTTTGTAACCTGTTAAACTCATTTAAATCTTTTTCGCTTATCGTAAACTTAGGTTGTTTCTTCTTTGGTTTTCTTGCCAACTTCATTTCGCTCCCCTAGACTTTACAACGAATAACGGTTTAATTACTATAAGTTTTTGTTCTTTATCATTTAGAATGGTTGAACGTAATCTTTTAGTTATCTTCCTGTTTTATCATTTGCTATGTCTTTTAGTATTTTTATCTTTAAGGTTATGAACTTGATTTTAAGCTTTTGTTTTTAATCTTTTAATCTTTTCTTCTTTTCTAACTTTAGGTGATTTTCCTTTTGTGATTTTAGAAGTTACTTCTTTAGAACGACAACCACAACTCGTTGTTTTACCTTGTCTAACATCAATTCCTCTCGCGATTAAAACATTTCCGCAATCACATGTAAACTTCCATTGAACATGTCCGTTTTTTCTTCCACACATTTCAATACATGTAAGCCTCCCGAATTTTTGACCTGATATATCTATTAGTTTACCCAAGTTTCTCAACCCCTTCTTTTAATGTACTCTCATTGTAACACACATTTCATTATTTCGTCAACACTTTTAAAATAAAAAGTCTAATTTATTTTATTAGACTTTACTTTTTTATACATTTTAATTGATTTTGAATCAAAATTACCATTCGATATTTTCAATAAATAATCGTAAGCATAATTTGTTAATGAAGCTAATTCTTTTATTGTTCCACAACCAACTAGTTTCCCTCTCACAATCATAGCATATTCATGTATGGACGGTTTATCAATTTCTAATTCATGATGAATTCTAGGTTTACCACCTTCCCGAATTCTCTTTCTAGTCTTCTGGCATCTATTCCAAATAGCATGCCTAGTTACACCAATTTCCTCTGCTATTTCTTCCATTGTTCCTATTGCTTGTAATTCTTTATTTATATAATACTTATACGTTGCAGGAGTCTTCCCAATAAAATTCATTCCCCTTACCTCCAATAATCTCTCAATCTATTTCGTATTTCAATGTATTCTTTAATAGTTATATATTTCATAACAAGTAATTCCATTAATATAACCATTCTATGATAGTATTCGTTCTTTATTTTTTTCTACCTCACTAACTTTCCATTTTCATCACGTTCGAATATGTATTCATCCATGTCTTGATTAAACATTTGTTTAAAATCTTCACTTGTTCTATTATATAATTCTTCATTTCCTTCACGAAAATGATATAAACCAATCGCTCCTAAATCTCGTTTAATACGCTCGCTAACTTTTATAAAGTGTTCCCAATTTTTAATTCTCATTCCATCTACCCCCTACCACTTATATCTTATCAGAAAACTAATTTTATCATTAAACATTTGTAAAGTTATTTCATTGTTATCTAACATTTTACCTAACTTTTTAATTTCTATTATTACTTCTTCCTTATCCATCATTTCGTCAATCCTTTCTAAAAATAAAAGGAAGCTTTTCAGCTCCCCTCTATTCAATTATTTTTGTTCTTGTGGTTTCTTCTCTAAGAAAGTAAAGTTATCTGCTAACACTTCTGTTACATATGTTTTATTTCCTTCTTCACCATAAGA